GAGATGAAAATATACCCGGGCAGATTAATCCTTTAATGGCTCATATCGTTTGGTATATTACTTGCAAGAGATTTGATTATTCTTACGAACCAAATGCTCCTATGGAAGCTGGTTCAAGTCAGGTTTCGGATTCGTCTATGTATGGTAAATTAAGTGGTGGTACGCCTACTGCGGAACCACCTAAACCTTATACGCAAAATGATGAACTTGCTGCGAAACTCTCATGGGATTATACGCAACACGGCAATCTCGATTCTGTATACGGTAAATATTAAATCTTAACATCGTTACGATACCATAGTAACTCAGGTCCAATTGATGTTTGTTGCCAATCCTCAATTACAATTAAATCTTGATGTACTTCTGTATGACAATCTGCACAAATATAACAAAGATTCCATTTAGCATTAGCATCAGGTATTTTTCGACCATGTATATGATGTTCTTCTAAAATTTTCTTTTCTTCACAAAGATCACAAGGTTTGGTTTTGGAGCGTTTAATTTTTTGTAAACTTTTACGGGTTAAATCTGATTTTTTTCTCATATAACTATTTATAATTTACCATATTCATTTACAATTTCAATAAATAATTATACAGAGGTAATATTATGCCATTTATAACTAAAAACATTGACGGTAAAAGTGAAGTACAAGTTCGTGCGATATTAGCAGGATTGTTCTCATTAGCTATTATTGCTGGTTTCTTCTGTGCTTTAATCACTGCGGATTCATTTATGGGTATTGCTACAATGGCTATTACCTATTATTTTGCAAAAAGAAATACTGAGGAAGGTAAAACAATCAATAAATAAAATTGGTCTTTTCTGGTACTTTATCGCCTTTAGATAGATTTTCACGTACTAATAATGGTTGAAGATTTCCCCAATGATTAGCTATCTTCTGATTGGTTTGGTCTATTAAATCATTATCCGCAAAGAACTGTAATGGTATTATATGATCTACATGCCATACTTTACCATAATTTTCTCTTGTCATTCCATCACGAAATTGTTTTTCTAAATGATTCCATACTTCTTCTATCGTACAACAAAAGGATTCTATTGTTGATGTGTATTTAGAATTATTTTTTAATGCTTTATTACGTCTTCGTCTTAAATTATGTAATAACTTATAATTAGAATCAGTTTTTAATCTTGTTTTAACATATGAATTATCACGAGTCTGTTTTATGGTTCTATTTTCTTTGTTATATTTCTTTACGTAATTTTTAATATGTAATCTATGTATTTCATTATTATCATATTTATCTTTTCGTTTTTCTTTTATTACTGTTTTATTTAAAACTCTATACTGACGAAGATAATCAATATTTTCAGTTCTATGTAGTAATCTATACTGTTTATTACAAAGTTTACAGTTGTTCTGGTGTCCGTCTAACGCTTTAGTGTATTTTGAGAAATCGTCTATAGATTTAATCTCATTACATTTAAAACATTTTTTGGTATCATTTTGACTTGTCATTTAAACTCACCTTTATAAATATTGATGTACAGGACAGCTATACTCACCTGTAGTTTCTATAAACAAACCACTGTTTATAGATTACTGTATCTCTTCTTTTAATTATTTAGTATATTAACATTTAATACCTAATTCTTTTTCGGTAATTATGGTAAACTTCATATTATGCTTCGCTGCATACTGTTTAGCTGCATCCCATTTACTACTATTGATAGCATATTCTTCCATTTCATACATTAATGTCTTTGGGGCTTTTCTTTTACTTGGTAAAGGTTGTTTCAATTTCTTTGCTGGTTTGTATTCAATGATGTATTTTTCTAAAGTACCTGTAGGTGTTCTTAAAATACAATTAAAATCTATAAAATATCTATGAACTTTTCCGTCAGTCGGTTTCAAATAAGGTATAACTACACTTTCAGACCCCCATTCAATGATATTTGGATTTAAATCTAACCATCTGCATAATAAAAACTCAGGATGTGAGCGATAACACAAAGGCATCGACCCCTTATACTTCGATGTATTCTTTAAGGGATAGATGCCTTGTGAATAATATATGTCTTTAGCCATATATCACGTTATGCTACTGGTGGTACTGCTGTTGATGCGGGGGCTTCTGCGCCACCTGCGGGTGCCTGTGCGCCCTCACCACCTGCGGGTGCGACACCTTCTGCGGGTGCGGGAGTCGCTGCCTCTGGTGCGGCTCCAAATTCTGGTGGTAATGCTGATCCACCACCCCCACCACCTGCTGGTGCTCCACCACCTTCTGCGGGTGCTCCACCACCAGCGGCTTCTGCGTCCTTCCAGTTTGGACCAGCTTCGCCAATCTTAGCTAATTCGTAAGCTAAAATAGCATCTTTACGTTTCCATTCACGGTTCTGTGCCATTTCATCATCAGTTAAACCAAGATATTTCTTCTGTGCAAAACTGTTAGATACACCATCATTACTGCTCATGTTATTAAAGTTGTTGTATTTCAATTCGAAAATCTGATTCTGCTTCAACATCATGTACATTGTAGGTAAATTAAACTCAAGTTCAAAACTATGTTCTTTAAGTTTGAAATTCTCCCACATCTTTCTAAGCTTTAAATGGGTAATAAAACTATCTTTTAATCCTGCTGCGAATTGTTTCTGAATACGTTGTAAGAATCTGGCAAAACGCAATTCTTCTCTGGTCATTGCATCACCATCTTTTACAACATTCTCAGGATCAAGGCGACCAATAGGAACTTTCATAGATTTATAAAGTGCTCTAAGGAAGTACATCAAGTCATCCAAACTTCCTAAGTTCATTCCACCTTCAAGAGCTTCTACTGTTGTACCTTCTGAGCCAGTTTTCTTAGGGAACCAATAAGAATCTAACATACTTTGCGGATCATACGTATTGGTAATACGACCAGTTGAAGTATCATAAGTCTTTTTAGACCAATAATTCTGCATAAGACGCTTCATATAAGCTTCTGCTTTAGGTGGTGTAAGATTACCAACATCAACCTTGAATACTAAGCGTTGTGGCGCACGTACAAGTCTATGAATAACAATACTATCTTCAATTAAAGACAATTGTTTATATGATTTTCTTGCATTTTCAATATAAGGAACTTTGAAGTTGTTACCTTCACCCCATCTACCAGTATGAATATAAGTAACCTGTCTTGGTTCAAGAATAATCAACTGTTCCTTTTCTTGTTGATTTGATTTAGGATTAATAAGAGGTTTTCTTACTGCATATCCTTCGATGATATCATTCTGTTGATTTTTATAGAATGGATTAATCAATTCTGTGGGAACTGAAACTACACCTAAAATACCGAATTCTGGATGGGTATCACTGATGACGTTTTCCCAAAATAATTCACCATCAACCATGAAATTATAACCACACTGCCAACCACGATCTTTCAACTTAAATAATTGGATATACTTATCCCACTCTTTTTGGATGGTTTCTTCAACAGCTTTACTAAAATCACCTTGAAGTTTTAAAAGTACAAAACGATTCTTTTCATCTTCGGTAAATAATTCATCACAAATTTCCTCAAGACAGTCATTAAGAACTGAATATCCTGCCATTCTTCGATAATCTTGTAAACGTTTAATTTTATCAAGGTCGAGATTAGCATACATGAAGCGTTGATAATTTTTATCAGCTAGTAATGAACCCATTAAACCTTCTGTCTCGTCCTGTTGTTGACGAGTTATTGAAAGGTCATTAACTCTCTGATTACGGTCAATTACTAAATCTTGAAATGTTTCGTATTTTGGATTAAGTTGACTGATATTATCTAAAATCTGTACACCGATTGGTAAACGACTCATTACCGTAGAAAGAAAGCTTCTACCTGCACTTGTTGTCTGTGTTCCACCAACCCGGTTTGATCCTGTAGCATCCATAATTTAAATTCTCCTATAATCTTTCAAATATTTATAGTAAAAGTATATAAATCTACTAAATAATTGAAGAAACAGTAATCAAGGAGCAACTAACTACCTTGAAACAGACGGGTTATCAATCTGCTGTCCTGTTCCTAAAGTATTTAGAAAGGGTTATGCAAATGGAAGAGATTACTACAAAAGTTTGTTCAAAATGTAAACAAGATAAGTCTATCACAGAATTTTATATGGATAATAAAACTATTGATGGTTATAAAGTGTGGTGTAAAGACTGTTTTAAACTTTATAAACAAAAATATTATATGGATAATAAAATTGAAATTTCAATAAAACGCAAAGAATTCAAAATAAATAATAGTATTAAAGTTAAAAATCAGCGTAAAAAATCTGATATTAAAAATAAATTACATAAAAGGGATTATTCAAAATTATATTTTCAGCAAAATAAAACACAAATAAATCAGAAAAAACGATTAAAATATAAAACTGATTTTAATTATCGTTTAATTGTAATTAATAGAAATCGAGTAAATGAAACAATTAAAAATAAAACATGTTCGTCTATTGATTTATTTTGTTGCACACCACAAGAAGTTAGAAATCATTTAGAGCAACAATTCAGAGATGGTATGAATTGGATAAATTATGGATCATTATGGCATATTGATCATATAATTCCATTAGATTTCTTTGATTTAAATAATTCAACCGAACAAAAGATTGCTAATCATTGGGGTAATTTACAACCGTTGTTAGTACACGAAAATATTTCAAAGGGTGATAATATACCAACACAAACTAATTTCAAATATTTATAAAATCTGAATGCCACTAATATAAGGCCATTGTACAGTACTATTATGTGCTATGGCATCTTCTGTCAATTTACCTACACCTGCCATACCATACCCCATAATATCAAAAAATCCTGATGTATTAATTTGTGGTAAAACAAATGTAATATTATTGTTATCTATGACAGTATATTCAGTGGATACCGCTGTAAATGCTGGATAAATAGCTGATAATCTATGTGAAGAAACATAAGGATCAAATGTCTGATAACTTGATGCTTCGAATACACCGGATGTACCACTTAAAGTAATTCCAGAAAGATAATCAAACATGTTACCATGAATTGTGATTGTTTTGCCACTGTCAAAAGGCATGACTTGGTATGGTGCAACAGAATGTATGAATGGTCTACCTGATATTTCCAAATAATCACTCGTAATGTCAGATTCCAAACTGTGCATATAATCGTAATTATCGAATAATGCTGAAACTGCATTGAAACTCATTGGAATATTATGAATGATACCTGAATTATTGTAGGCATTTCTGTACAACCACCCCTGTAAAGTGAATGTAGAATCTGCGACAATTCTATAGGGTTGTGTTCCAGCAATATCGAGAGGGTAGGTTAAATTAATAGCCTTATTCCACTCTAATTTACAACGAACTTCGTGTCCTAAATCAGGATGCTTGTATGAGATAATGATATATGGGTAAAAATAAGCAAAGATACAAGTCAAAATCTGATCGAGATCACGTTGATATCTTGTAAGGATGCTTAAATTTAAAGCGATTTCTACTGGAACTGGTTGAGGAAAATCCCCACCATTTGGTGTGTAATTTTGGGCTACTGTAAAACCTTCAATTTTATTAAAAGCTCGTTTAGCGTCATAATTAATTGAACTCATAGTAAGTGCCATTACTGGAACTTTAATGTGTTGTGCTTTATTGACTAAATCATGAATAACACGTTGTTTTGGTGCATAAGCCAATGACACTTGTATGCTGTCAGTATTAGTTTCTTCGTCAAGTTCATCCAAACGTCTAATCACAAGTCCATCTAAAGCAGCTAAGACTTGTGTTAATAATGTTCGTATTTCCTTATGATATGTATATTCACGCATGTAATTATTTATGTAAACGTGGCATTTCTATTACCATTTCACTAATTTTAAATCCGTCCATGAAAGATTTTGTGGTACATTTGCATAGGTGATGAAGTCCATTTTGTGGATCAATTGATTCCCAACCTCTACCAAAACATTTATTACAACTCGATTTTGGTAGTTTTTTTAATGGTATCTGATACTTGAAAAGTGTGGGTACATCATCTTGTTGTATTTTAAATGTATCACCTGTTACAATGCTTATTGCGTATAATTGGTTCATGTTGTTACCTCAAATGTTAATACTTTATCATAGAATTTCGATATACAAGTCTTTTTCATGCTATTAATAAGCGTTTCCATATCTTTATTATTCTTTGTAAAAGTCTTAATACGATAATCAAATGTAATAATATTATATTTTTGGGACGCTTCAAAGGGTAAAGGAATCTTTAAGAGCTCGTTCTTAATCTTCTTCTTATTTTTGATATTAACGTTTAAATTAAAGAAGTTGTATCCAAAGGAGATTAAAGTGCCTTCTTTATAATTATTACCATCTAGTTTGATTATGACATGTGACAAAATAGCGGTTTTTAGTAGTTCATCGAGATAAATAGTGTATTCATTCATATAAGAATTTATACATCTAATTGTAATTGCAACTACTTAGCCATAAATTTCAATTTATCAGCAGCACTCATCTTAGCAAAAAATCCTTCGAATAGCGTCCAGAATTTCTCTTGATCTTTTTGTGTATGTACAGGTATGGCTGTAATTACGATAACATATTCAACTGGTATGGCACGCCAATCTTGCCATAATATATCCCAACAGAATACCACATTTTTCTCGACTGGATTATAAGCTGGTGGATTAATTGGTATCTGATAATTAAGGGTAAATCGTCCGGGTAAACTCTGTAATAAATTTCCATCTAGTGTACATAACATTCTACGGACATGAGGATTCTGTCCACGTACACCTAATTTCTCGTTTCTACGTACAAAGGATAGCTCTACTACATGAGTCTGTAGTAAAGCTTTTAATCCATCTCTTGATAATCTTCGTGCCATATAACTATTTAGAGATTACACCCACAATGACGTATCTAATCTACCTGCATCAACTTCATCCAAATACTTAAACATATTATCCCATGTTGGGAAAAAATGATGTTCTTTCACGAATACACCTATCCAAGGATTGAATTTATCCAACTGTGATTTATTATATTTCAAAAGAATAGGCTTCTTTTCAAAAGAGGCAACTACCATCTCATGAATTGTTCCGACAGTTGATACTTCTGGATTATAATCAACAATTATAAAATCTGCTACATCTACTGAACGTAAATCCCAACGAACTACAGGCCAAAACTCTTCTTTAAGTGTTTTCCAATCTTCACGCATGATAATGTCTTTGAATTTCTTCTTAGCATCGCCAATCTCTTCATCTCCATTAGCCTTCTTACAAGGGTCTAATACACCTAGACCATATTGTTTCAATCTAGGTGTAATTAAATCTCTCCAAGATGTACCATCATCAGATACATCTTTGATTGGTCCTGCTAAGTACACAACTCTATCTTGTAAGTAGTTCATGCCTTTTCTTTCAAGATTGCAAAGATTCTTGATTCATTTAAGAAGATAACTTTCTTCTTACCAAATGCTACCATTCCAATACCTTTATCATTGGGGTAGAGAATTAATGTACCAACTTGGATACTCTTTGAAACTTGTGGACCAACGTTTAACACCTTACCGACACGCCATGCTTTTGTTCCAGCGGCTTCGGAAATAATAATACCACCACGAGTAACTAAACCATCACCGACTTCATCTACATTTTCAAGACAGATGATGTCACCAAGTACACCATCGATTTCATAATCCATTGGAGTACCACCATAACCCTTACACGCTTCTAAATCAAGTGGTGCATAACCACCGACTCTATCTTCAACTGCTTCTCTGTATTCTTTTTCGCTCATATTGTTATTCCTTAATCTAAAAAGTTAACTATCAAATTTTTCTTGGTTAAATCCTCTTGATTTTTAGAAGCTCTGGCTTCTGCAATTTTGATAGCGGATTCGGTAAATAATAAACATCGTTCATTTTTACCGTTTGCATCTTCAACCCAAATTGCTATATATGTTTCGTTGGCGTTTGTGAATTTTGGTTTCTCTGTATTCCAAACTTTAATCAATCTTCCATTCTTTATGGTATTCTTATCTATTTTATTGCTCATATTGTTATTCCTTTGTGTCTATACTATCATTATTAAATGCATTGTCAACACTCTTTCGATAATGATTACATAATTTACATGTTTTGGAGCCTTGTTCGTAGATATGTTTACCATACTGCCCATTTGATTGTCGGTTTTTCTTACAAAAGACATTTTTATTGATCTTTTTCTTAAACGACTTCTTATCGTCGCTATTAACCCATTTATCCCAACTAGGCATGTTATGTTTCTCCCTGATTCATCGACTCAATTTGTTTCATTCTATTTTCAGCTTCTTTCTTAGATATTTCGTATCGTCTTGCTAACTCTGCAATCATCTTATCTCTATCCTCATTAACAACTTTCTTATCTCGTTTCAAATAACGAATCTTCTTATATGATTTACTCTTATCAACCAATGTTAAGTAGAGTTTGTACCACATTTCCTTATCATCCGAAAGTCCTTTACAAAGTTTATTAGTGGTTTCGGATACAAGTAAAGCATTTTGAGTTGAATTCATGCTAACCCAACGTTGTAACATATAAGGACTTTGTAAAGCGTCATTGAACTCATTATTATTTATAAGTTCTCCGGTTTTATTTCGGAAGATATCATCAAGTATGTTGAAAATAGTCATATTACATCTTTGTTGTATTTATAAAGAGGTTATTCACTAGGTTGTAAAACATCCCATTTACCTCATCCATAAACTTATAGCATAATTCCTGTTCTAAATGCAAGGAAAAAGCTCTTGGAATTGCAGATTCTCCTGCATCATTATATAATCCAAGATAAATTAGGATGGTTCCGTTAAGATTCTTGATATAATTCATTGATACGACACCATCTAATTGATTGATGCCACCATGTGAATGTTCCTTTTTCACAATGATATCCGTGTTCATAATTTCCATTGGTGAATCTGTATACACCTTCTTGGAAAGTATGTTACCTACATTGGTGATAAATAGTTGTTGAATTGCCACACCAGCGTAATTAGTTGATTCGGGTATCTCTAAACAGAAGTTTAATGATTGGGTACTTTCACAAACCTTTTCATTTATAATCATTTTAACAGGTGAAATAAATGATACTATATTACCAATTCGTAAAGTATGTCTATCAGAGTGATATTTATTAGCGAACTTCTTATTGAAAAAGTCGTTATCTAACAACTTAGGACTATTTGGTATAATCATGTTTGCTCCAAAATACGTATAATTACCCCTGCTCGATCAAAAATGTGTAAGGTATGATCCCAATTGTATTCTTTTGTTGACTCTTTAATAGCGGTTTTCATCACTACTTCAAAGATATCACTTTGTGCAATCATTCTAGCGCATGTGGAGCATGGGTAATAACCCTTTTCTGAAAATAGGTATAAAGTTGAACCTGTTAAATCTTGTTTGGCATTTACAATAGCATTTTCTTCACTATGTACGGCATATGGGTATTTATTTTCTTTAGACCAATAATCGAATACTAATCCTTCTTTAGGCATTAAACTTGGAAGCATTTTATCTGTATTATAAATAACATGAAATCCATCATCATCAAATCCTTTTGGTAATCCATTGTATCCGATGGAAAGTACTTTATTATCCCTTACAATACAGCTACCATGCCTTGTAGAGGGGTCTTTGGAACGTTTTGATGCCAACTCCGCTATGCCCATAAACAATTCGTCCCAACTAATGTAATCATTTCTCTTCATGTTTAATAATTTAACATATTTTGCTTGAATTGCAAGTCTAAATGATAAATACTTATAAAGATTTACACAGGAGTACACTTATGGCAACAAAATTTGAAAAATACTTTAGCAAAACATTGATTAACGAAGCTGTTCCCGCACCTATGAATGATGCGGCTGCGCTTGATGCTTCCATTGAAAACCCTGCTGATAGAGCAAAATTAGGACAAGAAGTGTCTAATGTGGCTGTTGGTGCTGATAATGTCAACTCAAACGTTGAAGAACTCCGTGGTATTGCTGATGGTTATGCACAAGAATTGAATTCCATCTTGGAACGTGTTGTTGCCATCCATAATGATATTACTACTGGTTCATTAGCTCAACTTGGTATCAAAGTAGGTTCAAATATCCTTACAGGTATTCGTGCAGACTTGAGCAAATTAGCACAGGTTATTGGTGGTGGCGCAAATGACGCTATTATTAAACAAGAATCTGATAGAGCTAAAGAAGCTACAAAAACTGCTCCTACTAAAGTATAACGATTGACTTCAATATAAAATATGTTATCCTACTAGGGATGAAACAATTGCCTTTCAATTTAGTAGAGAAATATTTTAATATTTACGCAGGACAACCTAAGAAACTCGCAAAGGGTGATTTAAATGGTGGTTGTTGGCATTGCAGAGAAGGTAAATCTTGGGGTAAAAAACAAAGACTTTGGTTCTTACCTGATAAGGATTTAATTTACTGCTTCAATTGTAACATGTCATGGAATCCTCTAAACTGGATTAAACAAGTCTCAGGATTGAATTACAAAGAAATCCTTGAAGAAGCAAATGGCTTTGATCACTTTTATTCAGAGGATGCCGAAGAAGTGTTCACACCCGCTAAAAAAATGTCTACATTACCACTAGACTCAATTAATTTATCTGATCCAGTTCAAGTTAAGTATTACAGTGATAGTTATGTAGTTCAAGAAGCATTAAAAATCATTCATGAACGTAAACTAGATACTTGTGCAAATACTGCTGAATTGTACATCAGTTTGAAGGATTATGTTCATAAAAATCGTATATGTATACCCTTTAAAGATAGTGATAATAAAATACGATTTTATCAAACACGAGCAATCTTTCAAAATGACGCAAATCGTGCAAAATATCTTTCCAAAGCTAATGCAGACAAGACTATTTTCGGGTTGAATAAAATCGATCCAGAATTTGAGTACTTATTAATCACAGAAGGTCCGATTGATAGTATGTTTATTGGTAAGAATGGTGTATCTATGGCAGGATTAACTATTACCGATCATCAGAAGTCTTTATTAAGTAAGTATATAACTTTTCAGAGGATTTGGATATTGGATAATCAACTTGATAATGAAGATGTAGTTGAAAAGTACCAGAATCTTATTAAACAAAAAGAACGTGTTTTTATCTGGCCGAAAACTTATAAAGCCTTCAAAGATATTAATGAATTATGTTGCAAGGTAAATCTCAACTCAATTAAACCTGAATTCTTTATTGATAATTCGTATACAGATTTAAATGCGACATTACGATTGAATGAATCTATTAACCGTTAAGATATCGGTAATAATCATCGAAAGGTAAATATAATGATGCATTTATTGGACTATCACTCTTCTTAATAAATTGTCCACTTTTTCTTGGTTGCAATTTAGATCGTCTTATTTTTTGAACTCTTGGTGAACTAGTAATTTGTTCTATTTCCGCACTTCTATCAGGTTTTGGTGGTGGTTGCGTCTGAGCTAATCTTAATGAAGATTTTCCAACAGGTGGAGCTACAACTTTAGGTGTTTGTTCTACTGCTGGTGCAGGTTTCGATGCAGGTGTAGAAACAACTGGTGCAGGTGCAGGTACATTTAAATCAGGTGTCTCTTCGTCCGATCCAACTCCTTTATCATGAGTTGATTCACCTTCTATCTCATTAAATATATCTACAAACTCTTTTCCATCCTTAGCAAAATCTGCTGGTCCAATTGGTGGAATTTCAACAGGATTTGATTTATTTTGTATTTTATCTTCTGTATTCATTTTACACCTTACAATGTCATATTCGGACCTTTTGTATAGGTCTTAATATCACCACCAATAGCTTGTTTAGTTTTATTCCACATTCTACTAAGCGTATCACCTTTTTCTTCTTGTTTATCATATTCTAAAGCTTTTGCTCTAGTAATATAAATGATTTTAGGTAATTTCGAATTTGCTTGTTCTTGTCGTTTAATATAATCCATCATTGATAATTGGGCAGTTCTCATATTAATAATAGGTTCACCTAACTTAGTTTTAATACTATATTTTGCTCTTGATCTAATTTCCATATCAACAAAGTCACTTATTTTTGCATAATTTTGATTTTGTTGATGTATAACACCAGCAAAAGTTTTATATATTAATAATGGTAACGTTGTATATCCTGCATTAAAGGTTGTTGTATCAGTTATAGCTGGATTACCTTTTATTGTGCCATCTTCGTCAAATGGTTCACTTATTGCTGCTAATTGACTTTCTAATAATTCTAATAAACGTGTGAGTATAGTCTTACGTTTAGTATAAGTCGCTATGTTAGCTCTATGACGTTTAGAATTTGCTGTATTTAGATTAATGATAGCACGTTCTAGGTGATCTTGTACATACTCAATCTTTTTCTGTAAATAACCTGTCTCATTATTAAATGCATTTTCACGATTTTTAAGTTTATATCCCTTACCTAATGCATCTAAACTTTCACTTCCACCTACCAAATAAAATACACTACTAGCGTTATACTTTTCCGCCTTTTTAAATCCTATCCAATCATTACCTCTACCCTTTTTACTCCAATAAGCTTCAAGACTACCCAAAAGATCAAGAGGATTAGATACAGCAGGAGTACCATCAGCTTCTAATAAAACTGATGGCTCTATGCATTTCTTGGTCTTTTCGATGCTTTGGTTGAACTTATCCATTAATCACCATAATCATAGTTTTCAGGATCAGCAAATGGGTCTTCTTCAATTTCAGGATTTACACCAAGGGCTTTGGCTTCTTCTGATGACATACTTCCAAGTTGTCTACCTTCACCAGCACCACCCTCTTCATCTCTATGACCCTTCATTCCAGATGGAGTCTCTTCTTTTGCAAGATTCTTCTCGTACTGATGCTGATCATAAAACTTCTCAACTTCATCAAAAGCTGCTGATGGTGAAATTTGACCGTTCTTAACCTGTCCAACAAGTCCCATACCAATCAAAAGCTTAGAATAATTCTTGCGTTCATCATGTGATAAATCCACTGATTGCAATGCAAGTACTTCGTGTGCGTCAAACATGTCTTTAGGTCTGTACTTTCTTGACAAGATTGTAGCAACATCTACATCTGCACCTTCTGCTTCATCTGCAATATCTCCACCTTCAACAGGGGTTGGTTCTGCTGTTAAAGCCTCATTTACCATAATTTTATACAATTGATCAAATTTCATGTGTTATTCTCCATTTTAATTATTTATTGAATTGCTTCACTAATAAGCGAATCTTTCTCAGAATAAGCTTCACCATCAGGAGTTAAATATAATTTAATTTGCTCTATCTTCTCTGGAATACTACCAAAAATCTCAATCATAGGACAAGAACCACCGACTTCATTGAACGGAAATATCCAACTTCGTCCCTTTGTATACGATTCTAAGATAACACTGTAGAAATTATCACATTCTACATCCTTTTGTTCAACTTTAGCATCATTCTCACCTTTTGCCATGAGTGGAAAATATAATAATACATCATAAAATGACATACACTGCTTTGTCAACATAATAGCTCTTTGGATCGTAATATCATCAAATCCTGCTTCATCTTTCGAAGCTTTCCAGAAAATATCCACCAAACTATCCAAAGATGTATTTAAATGCACTACATTCTTTGTTTTATTATACTCCATTGCTTTATCAATTCTGGCATTTAAAACTTTTAGTTGATCTTTTACTACATCGTCAGGATCACCGAAAGTTAATACAGAACTACCGAAATCGATTTTATAACTAGGCCAAACTTTCTTGAATGCATCAATAAATTCTGCCTGATCTGATTGTTTTACTCCACAAAATCCTATTCTCATAATTTGTTTCCTTTACAAGAATTTATCATACTTTGTGGATTAATCAAGTATAATCCTCAGATGTTAAACTTAATGCTAGTGATAAATCTTTATAAGCATCTTCTGCATTGTCAACAGTTACTTCTTTATATTTTGAAGCAATTTCAGGATTTACTTCGACAGATGATTTATCAAACATAGCTTTCCAAGCTAATTTAATCAATTCAAGCTTTTCACCAACTTCAACACCACCTTTTCCACCTTTACCAAAGTTTTTATTAAAATGTCTGTTGGCAGTAGGTGGTAAACGCTTCTGAATATCTTGTAAAACTTTATCTGCATTATGAATGTTTATTTGATCTGCATTAGTGATCAACATTTTACTCAAATTTGGTTCAGGTTCGATGTAAGCAGAAACGGCTGTTTGAATTAAAGCTGCTCGTGCTTGAGATGTTGGTTCTTTTTCAACTGGTTCAGGTGCAGGAGCTTCTGGTGCAGGATTTTCGGCAGGAGCTTCTGTTGCTGCTGGTGCAGTTCCCATATCGGGTGCTGGATTCACTGTAGGTAAATCAGCTTCCAATAACATCTTAAATTGTTCGATTAATGTGTCAAATTTACTCATTTAGACTCCTGTTGTGGGTGCTGGTGCGACTGTGCCAGTTGGTGCAGGTGTGGCAGGTGCTTTTGCTTTTAATTTTGTAAGATAATCAGAAAAAGTCTTCTGCATAGTCGTATCACCCATAATTTTATCCATAACACTTGGAAGATTTTCGGCTGTTATACCATCTGCAACAACGGGTTGACCAGTTTTTGCATCAGTTGGAACAACATTTTGTTTTGGAACACCAGATGTACCCGGTGAAGATGCTGCTGTAGGTGCTGTTACTGGCACAGTTGGTGTTATTGCTCTACCTGTTTTTGGATCAATTTGTGGTGTCGTAGGGGAATTTGGTTGAGTTTCTGTGGTTGCTGGTGATCCTGCAATTGGTGATACCGCAGCTTGTCCAGCACCAGTTGTAGCACTAGTGGTGGTATTCGGTGTTGATTGTGCCACTACAGGTTGACCTGTCTTGGGATCAATTTGCGTTGCTGTTTTAGGTGCGTTAGGTGCTGATACTTGTCCTACAGCTTCATAAATCTTCATTTTTTGTTCAATAGCTCTGTCAAATTTTCTCATAAATTTCTCCTGTGTTTAAAGTATTTATCAAATGTTCTGCTAAATTACAACTCCAAAAGTATATCTTTGGTATTCTCTGAGCAAAGCGCAGCGTTTATTCAGCTTTGAAAATTGAAAACCTTTTCTTCATTCTTTCTTTCTCTTTTTCTTTATACTTTCTTATTCTCTTTCTTTCTTACTTCTTTGGGAAAGCTTTATAACAGCTTTATAAAGCTTTATACAGCTTTACAAAAATTTATACAGCTTTATAAAGCTTTGTGCTTTAATTCTTAAAGCTATTATGTATTTATAAAGCTTTAAGGGCTTTATTTCATAGTCTGAACTGGTGGATCGAATGAAAGACTTGTGCGACAAGATCAGGATTCGTCATGAAGGTGTCTCGTTTGCCCAAGAATATTAGATCGGGGTGCGACCTAGACAAGGACTTGAGTACACCCCTCAAACATTTTCTAAGGCATGAGATATCCACATATTCATATATGCACATATTCGGATTATTGAATATGTTATCCTCACGCAAAATGTCGGGAAATGCGACAAATACTTCTTTGATGGTTGGATCAGCAGGTTTATGTTGAATTAAATAATAAATCACAAAATTCGTAAAAAGTTGTTTTGCTTCACGATTGCGTAAATTAATTTTACCATTTTCGAATAGATTATATGCGTAAATAGAATCCATAATTGTGTTATGGATTTTTTCACGATAAAAATGATCAAAATCTATTAATTTAATACTCTGACTTAACATGCTAACAGTATAGCAGTTTACATGAAAGATTCAAGTACTATTTTCTCGATGAGTTCTGTTGGAAGATGTTGGGAATTAGCTTCTTGTAAACACTGTTTAAAATGTTTAGCAATAATGGATAATTCATGTTTGAAGGCTAATTCCTTTTCGTATAATTCGATAGGAAGTTTTGAAACATCTGTAGCCTTTTCAAGGTAAATATTATGGTTTAAAAGTTCTGTTTTAGAACCAAGCATTTTCTTAACTTTGGTGATATAAGAATCGATTGAAGTGTAGGATAATTTTTCTTCAAGTGTTACGGGTTTGTGAATTAAATTACCATTTGCATCAATAACGCCAAGTTTGAATGCATCAGTATTTTTAAATGGTTCAGCCAATTTTTTCATAACATATGCAGTTAAAAACGCCTCATTGAGATTGAGTGTTGGATTACTTGCATCACTTTTGCCACATAAAAGACATTTTTCGTTACTTTTCATCGATTATTTCCTTCGCTTCGTTTAAAGTATTTAGAGTTTTTGTTAGATTTTCGATCAAAATTTGCATAGATTCTATCGTAAGTTCGACAGGTGTGTTATAAACTTGCAATAAGTAAGCATAACGTTCAGGATATTTCTTCATGAACCAATCTGAGAAAATAATACCACCCTTATGTGCGCCAGTGGCACTAAATTTATGACAATAACAACATAAACTTACAGAATTTAAAATATCCCAAGATAATGCATAATTTTCTCGTCCTATAACATGGTGAGAATTTAATATGGTAGGTTTACCCCTTATATTAATTTCTTTATATTTTATTCCACAAAGTTCGCAATAACCTTTATGTCTTCCTATTAACGACCATAATTTCCATGCGTGTTTTTTTAGTTTTGAAATTGATATTTTTTTATTTATTTTTTTTGGCATATGGTCCACGTTTCTTTCCTAGTTGCAATTCTGATCTTTTATGGCATACCTCTAATGATCTAATTTTACCTTTATTTAAATTATATGCATTTTGTAAAAAAGAATTAGTATGTTTATTATAATATAACGAATGTTTATGAGCATTAATACGTTTTCTACAATCGATACTCTGACCAATATAACACTTATTATTGATTGTATTTGTTATTTTGTATATACCACATATCTTCATGACAATTATTTAGAATTAAATACCTAAAGTCAATTGTCCACCAGTACCTGCGGGTGTGCCATCAATAACGGGTTTAGGGCCACCAACCGATGGAGCAGGATTAGTTCTGTGTGAAAATCTTGAATCAATTTTATCTTTAATTTCTGGTGTTAATTCTACTGCATCAAAGTTACCCCAATTTGATTTACCTTGTGCTAACATTTTCTTACGATAAATTGCAATAGCTTGTAAAGGATTAAATGCCCAAGAAACAGCATAACCACGATAGTCTCTATCAGATGAACCATCTCTGAGTGATATACCATCTTTTCTGATTAAAAATGGAGTTTTGGATACGAGAGCTTCATTTAAACGTTTTAAATATTCATGACCTTCTGGTAGACATTTTACTTTATAACCAATACCATATTTTTCCATACTTCTTGCAACAGGACCACCTCTACCTTTGGCAATATCATCTGGTGAACTTACTGCAAATACAACAACATTTTTATTATCTAAAATTAATCGTTCACCAACTTTTGGTGGATTTACCCCAACAGGAATATCAAGCGTAAAATATTGACTACCATAACTTTCAGGAGTTGATGTTAAAAATTTGTTATACTCTTTTGACTCACGCACAAGCGTTCTGCGAATCATAGGAGTTTTCTGTTTCTTCTTTTTACCCTTACCCTTCGAACCAAATCCTAAAATCTTAGGCATACGAGCATCACCGGGTGCGTAATTATCACCACTAAATGGTGTAGCTGTAGTTACAACATTAGGGCCAAACATACTACCAGCACCACCTGCCATTGTGTTTTCTTTTAAATCTTTTGCATCCATTTCAGCAACCATATCTTTAAAACTCTGCTTAACACCCCTTTTAAGTTTGCCTTCCATTTTGTCCAATTCTTTGTAATAATCGGAACCGATTTTAGAGTCTTTCTTCTTCGGAAATTCGGCTGTATGCTGTTTTGCAATTTTTTCGGCTTTTTTCTGATCATCGGTGTGCTCTTTTTCTATTTTAGAACCTTTTTTAATCATTTTAGGATCGAAATCTGAGGTTTTAGTGCCTAATAGGTCTACTACTTCATTTAAATGTGCTTTAAAAATGTCTAAAAATTTCATTGACTTATCCTCTTTTCGTGATACTATGAAACTATTTAGTAGGAGAATAAACAAATGAGTAAAACAAATGCTGATTTTTGGATGGAAGACGTTACTACGATTTCTTTAAAAGCTATGGAAGTCATTGAAGAAGCACTTAAAGAGTACGGAATAACGTTAGAAGCTGGTGTAGATGATGAAATTTATTTACCTATGTTTTCTGTATTAGAACGTTTATCGAATGGGAATTATAGACATGAACACTAAAAAGACTCCCATGAGGGCTTTAAAAATCGTTTTTAATGATGGTACTGATCCAAAAGAGATCGAGATTGGTAAATATACACAGATTCTCAAACCACTTAACAAAGTATTATTTCACATGGATAAACTTGATGATGGTAAAATCCTTTTGATTGTAGGTGCAGATTTTGTGGAAGACTTTCGTAAAGTCGATAGAATTGAAGTAGTAAGGAATGACATATGAGTACACTTAAAGAAACGTTAGCAAAATACACAGCAGAGATAAATGAAGACATACATTTAGATAGAGTAAATGTGTCGGATATGGTTTTAAAGGTACCCGGAATTAAACATAAATGGGTTGCACGTTTAATGAATCATAAAGCAGATGTATTAGAATTAATTGAAGCACGAGAGACAGCAATTTCACATCTTATTAAGAAAATTAAATCCGAATCACCAGTAACCATCAACGATTTACTTGCCAGTAAAGAAGCTGAAAGACATGAATTAATCACTAAAGTCGATAAAGAAATGCGTGATCAGCGTAATATTATCGAATATCTTGAAAAGGTAGAAAAACTCATGTCACAGATTACTTTTGATATTAAAAATCTCACTGAATTAAATAAACAAGAGACAATGTAGTAAATAATTCTTGACTTCTTATTTTTGTATGTTAATATATAGAAATGCACATAGTAATAGATTTAGATTCAGTAAGGGATAAAGGCATTATAAAGAGTGATTCACTCGATATGATACGTGAATTCTTTTCTGAGGCTGACCCAAAGGCCAGTTTGATGAAGAATCTTTACAAATCAAAGGCACGTTTTATACCATCACGAAAGTATGCTATTACAGAAGCAGGACGTTTTGAATTAGGTTTATTGGTTGATATAATCAATTACATAAAGAGTTTAAATGCCCCATTCAGAATTATATTTTCTGAACAATTTAAAGCTCGTTATCTATCAGCATATCCCTTTGCAGAAGAACCATTAACAAAATTGAGTTTGGAATTATATGATTTCCAGCGTATAGGTGTAGTTAAAGCATTGAAGAATGGAAATGGATTACTTATTGAACCTACTGGTGCAGGTAAGACTTTAATGCAAGGAACTATTATTGCTACTGTAATGGCTCACAAACCAGAAAGCAGAGTATTATTAATCACACTCACACATTTAATTGACCAAATTTACAACGAATTGGTATCATACGGTATTGATCCAATTAATATTTCAAGATGGTCTGGTGGACACGAATTAGATCGTAGTAAAAGTATTGTAATATGTGGACCAAATATTCTTTACAGTAAAATAGATAATGTAGAACTTGAGATGAAAAAGGTGAAGATTATTTTTCTTACTATGAAAAAAACCTATGATACAGATCAAAGTCTATCACCTGCCGCTAAATCGAAGTTACAACTACAAATGCGTGAAGCGAAGGATAAACTTGAGTCACTTGAAGTGAAACTTACAGAGAATAAAGTTATCCATAATTTCCTTGGTGAGATTGATTTACTTATTGCAGATGAAATCCATTCATGGAAAAAGGACGGAGAAATCACCAACGTTTTGAAGTACATAAACACACGTAATCGCTTCGGGTTTACTGGCACGTTACCAGAAATGAAGATCGATCAATGGAGTATTATTGGACATTTTGGCCCTATTGTCCATGAATCTAAACGTGAACAACTTGTAGCTGATAAACACATTTCTGATACAGATGTACGTATTATATTATTAGAGCATAAGAGTCCACCAAACTTCAAGCCACCACATATAAGTGAGCGTGAGGAAGATGAAACTTCAACGGAATATTATGAACGTGAATTGGAGTATATTCATCATAACGTATTCAGAAACAATGTAATTAAAAAGATTGCCGA